AAAATAGGTGGTAATAAAACCGAATATATTTCTGGTAACTTTGGATTAGCTGCACCTGAAATTACATTAGCAGGAAAAGTTCATTTAGGAGCCACGAGTGTTTCGGAGACTGGCGTTGGTACACATACGAGTGAAGAACCTGTAGTAATGGGCGATAAATTAGTTGTATTTTTAGATTCTTTATTGACTTATATAGATTCACATATACACCCAACACCCGTAGGACCTAGCGGACCTCCTATAATTCCAGTAAGTACATCAACAGTACCTATAAAGCAACAATTATCCCAATTATTATCTGAAATAGTAAGTACTCAATGATTAGTTATTTACCAAATCCAGTGGTTCCAAGCTTCGGTATTATGGTCGAAGCGTATTTAGAAAAAGCACGGAATTATTCTTTCACAGGACCTGCTGATGTTGCTGGTACAATAGGAAGTAAATACCATGAATGTATAGTTGGCGGCGGCGATCCTTTACTGAATCCCATTATAACTGGAAATTTAGGTGGGCTAATAGCAGGATTAACTTCAGCGTTTACGGGTAATAAATCAAACTCGGAGTTCGAAGGTTTATTAACTGATTCTTTTAATGCTTATTGGGCATCTGTTGTTTCTGCTGGCTTTTTATTGCCTCACGCCCCAACAGTATCTGGTATAAGTAATATAGTTGTAGCACCGCTTGTGGGTTTGATTGGTGTAGTTGATGTAGAAGAAGGAATACCACCATATCCAGATTTTCCATTTTTTCCTAATACTATGGCATCAATCCTACATAATCATTGTCTTGCAATAACTGGAACTTATACTGGATTAGTTCCAGGTACACCACCAGTACCTACTCCGGTACCTTGGTCCGTATATGCACCTTTATAAATACTTGTATGAATATTACACAATACAGAGATTTAGATTTTAATTTTAGGCCTCATCCTGTAACTAAGGATTTAGCTATAATTAAAAATGAAAATGCCGTTAAAAAATCGGTATCAAACCTACTAAGAACTAGGTTTTTTGATAGAGCATTTAGACCTGAACTAGGTTCGGGGATTTATAATGCTCTATTTACACAGTCCGGTATGATGGCAGAAAAGGTAATAATAGCAGAAGTGCAGCAAGTTCTGTTAAAATACGAGCCGAGAATTATTATAAACGAAATAAAGATACGTGAATTATCAAGCGAATTGGGCTATAAGGTATCTGTTACCTTTTCCCTTATAAATAATTTTAATGATATAACTGTAGAAGTATTACTTAAACAAATTACCTAATGGCAAATAATTCAATCTCAGGAATTTCTTTAGAAGAAATAAAACAGAATCTAATTACGTTTTTAGAAACTAAAACAGAATTCGATGGCTTTGACTTCGAAGGATCTAATATGTCTATACTATTAGACCTATTATCTTATAATACATACTATCAGCAATTTTATGTGAATATGCTTTCGAGTGAAATGTTTTTAGAAACATCACAACTTAGAAATTCTGTGGTCAATCATGCAAAAAAATTAGGCTATTTACCCACATCAAAGAGAGGGTCCATAGCAAGAATAAAAATCTCGGTAACTGATACAACAAGCCCACAAAGCATAGTACTACCAAAATATACCAAATTAAAGACAGAATTTAACGGTATTGCTTATCCTTATTTCACAACTGATTCTTTTATACTATCAAATATACCTGGAACTAATAGGTATGAATCGGAAAATATATTTATAAAACAAGGAAAACTATTTAATCATACATTTAATTCAGTAAATGATATAATTTTACCTAATTCCGATGTAGACACTGAAACCATATCAGTTAAAGTTTTTGAAAATAATTCTGATACAGTCGGTTCCATATTTACAAAAGCATCGGATTTAATGAATGTTAATTCTACATCAAATGTCTATTTCATAAATGAAACTGATAATTTAAAGTATAGTATAACATTTGGCGATGGTGTTTTAGGTGCCTCAGTATCAGCGCCTAATATAGTGGAGATACGATATGCAACATCTTTTGGTTCAGACTCGAATGGTGCTAATATTTTTACGCTGACAGAAGATATAGGCTATAATACTTTTACTATAACTACATTAGATAATGCAGCAACAGGTTCCGATATTGAAAGTGTGGAATCTATTAAGTATTTTTCGCCTAAGATTTATCAATCGCAAAACAGATTAGTAACAGCCAAAGATTATGCGTCAGCAATACAAAAGGAATTTCCTAATTTTAACAGTATTAAAGCATGGGGTGGTGATGAAAATGAACCGCCAGCATACGGCAAAGTTTTCATCTCTATAAAAACCGCTGAAAATAGTATATTATCTAATTCGGTAAAGCAGTTAATAATCGAAAGACTTTTGGACGCTAAAGGTATTGTTTCTATTACGGCTGAAATAGTGGATCCAGAATTTATATACATCAACATAAATTCAGAAGTAAAATATAACCCAAAAAATTCTAGTAAATCTTCGGCCGAGATAAAACAAGGAATTACCGATGTAATTTCTACTTTCTCTAGTAATACACTAGAAAAATTCGATGAAAATTTTCAATATTCTAGGCTTTTAGCTTTAATAGATAACGCAGATCCTTCTATAAGTAATTCAACATTCTCATATACCTTAAGCAAAAGAATAATCCCTAGACTAAACACATTTCAGTCTATAAATGTAAACTTCAATAATTCAATATACAGACCAAATATAAATTATGATGGTTCTATTAATTCTAGTAAATTTACCTATGATGGGTTTTCTGACTGTTATTTGACAGACCAGGATGGTAGATTAAAAATAATAAGAAAATCTATCAACAGCATATTTATACTAAATGATAATGTAGGTACGATAGATTACACAACTGGTAAACTAACTATAAATAGTTTGTATATTACCCAGTTTCAAGGAGATTATTTAGAAATTACTGTTCAGCCAGGAACATCAGATGCTGAATCTAAAAATAATCAGATTTTGCTTATTAATGATGATACTTTATCTGTAAACCTAATAGATATTAATTTTCCATTAATTAACGAAAGTAATATAGCACCAATATATTCCAACTTATGATAGATTTTACCGATAAAAAAATATCTGACTATATTAAAAGTCAATTACCGGAATTTGTTTCCGTCGAGAATGAAACCTTTGTGGCGTTCATTAAGGCTTATTATGAGTTTATGGAAAACCAGGCAAATGTATTGGATATTTCTCGAAATTTAGCAAATTATCAAGATATAACAAGAACTATAGATAGGTTTGTTGATTATTTTCTAAAAGAAATTGCTGATGGTATACCCAAAGAAATTGCTAGCGATAAGCTAAAATTAGCAATGTATGCAAAACAGCTATATAAATCCAAAGGTACTGAAGAATCATTCAAGTTCTTTTTCCGTTTAATCTATAACGAAGATATAGAACTTTATTATCCCAAAAACGATATTTTAAAGTTGTCTGATGGTGTTTGGATAAAAAATAAATTTATCAGGGTTTTAACTGATTCGAGATTATTTGATTCATTAGGACAAACTATTTCAGGCAGAAGAAGTTTAGCAACTGCGGTAATTGATAACGTATTAGTCCAAAAAATAGGTAATTTGGTTATAGCAGATATAACACTTATTAATATTTTAGGTAATTTTGAATTAGGCGAAACACTTGATTCTAAAACCGAAGACGGAGAAATTTTCCAGATTAGTCCTATGAATATAGTTTCCTCTATTGACGTAACTTCTGGTGGTCTTGGTTATACAACATCTGATGAAATTACGATAACAGATAATACTAATAATGGTCAATCAGCCATAGCACGTATAACTTCTGTTTCTTCTTTAGGTGCTATACGAAAAATAGAAATGATTAATCCTGGTGTAAACTATCCTATAGGAACCCAGGTAACACTACCAACGGGTGGAACTATAACTCAGGCTGCAAATTTAGTTCTAAATATTGGATATGTTGCTGAAACCATAGGTTCATATCAAGACACTAGAGGGCATTTAAGTTCTAATAAATATATTCAAGATTCTTTTTTTTATCAGGATTATTCTTATGTTATACGATCTGGGTTGGAAGTAAATACATATCGAAAACTAATAAAAAAACTCATACACCCATCAGGATTAATTCTTTTTGGTCAGGTATTGATACAGAAACTAATTAATATGTTTACGCTGTTTGATATTGAAACGAATACTATAGTTAGGTACTTCAATCAGGTTTTGGATTATACCGACAATGATGTAGTTTCCTTTGTTCAGTTAACGACACCTGTAAGATCTTATGTTACTATAAGCCAAAGTACTTCTGTTAATTCTTTCACACAAATTTCAGCTTTGAGTAGACAGGTAAGCATGGCCGGTCTTATAAGTGACTATGAGAATATAACACTTGCTGACGCTAGTAACCTTTCATTTGGACTTTTCATAACTAGACCTGATGTTTCAATTTATGCGTATCTTGGTTCTACTGATCTGGCAGTAGTAACAGATACCGATAGAAGTACTATATAAATATTTAAAATTACAAAAAAAACAATTCAATGGCAGCAATAATTACTAAAAAGTTTAGAATTCATAATTCCAAACAACTAATAGAAGCATTTTCAGAAGCAGAAAGTGATAAAATTTATCTCTTTATCGGTAAAGTTAGTAACTGGCCTGATGAAGCTACAGCACCAACACCCACAGATTCGGTAATTGTTACTGATTATTCTCAATGGGATGATATGATAGCTGCTAAAAGAATAGGTTCGACTGACGTTTCACACGTAATACCCAGAAAAAACTGGACAACAGGAACCGCTTATGCGCAATACGATGCCGAAGCTACAAATTTATATTCTACTGATTTTTATGTAATGAATAGTAACTTTTACGTCTATAAAGTAATATCAAATAATAACGGTGCTAATTCTACTGTAGAACCTATTGGTTCTTCTACATCAGTTTTTGAAACCGCCGATGGTTACCTTTGGAAATTTATGTACGAAATTTCTGGTGCTAAGGCGCTTAAATTTATAACTCCAGCATATATTCCAGTTCAAACATTATCTACATCCGATGGTTCTAGCCAATGGAGCGTACAGACCGCTGCCGTTGATGGTTCAATCGAAAATATAGATATTATCAATGGTGGTTCTGGTTATAATCAGGTACTAAGTGCAGATGTTGCTACTTCTACTAATGCTAACACATTTAATATTTCTGTATCTGCTTCATCTGCTTCAGCAAATACCGATTTTTATGTGGGTGCTTCTGTATATGTAAATAGTGGAACTGGTGTTGGTCAATTGGGTACAATTTTGTCTTATACCGTAACCGGTAATAATGGTGTTATTGTATTAACAGAAAATCTAAATACTTCGCTGATTGCGAATGATTCAACTATTAAAATTTCACCGAGAGTTCAAATTGTTAGTCCATATACAGTTACACCACTTACTGCATATTCGGTTGTTACTAGTGGTGCTATTTCTAAAATACAGATATTGAATAATGGTGCTAGTTACGTAAAGGCTACTGCTACGATACCAATAGCGACTGCTGCTGTAGCCGCGGGTGCTGCTGGTTCAAACGCAGATATAAAACCAATAATTTCTCCTATAGGAGGACATGGATCTGATGCTACATTAGAACTTGGAGGATGGAACATAATGTTGAATTCTCGATTGGAATATGCAGAATCTGGCGATTTTACAATAGCAAATGATTTTCGTAAAATAGGTTTATTAAAAAACCCATTATTGAGCAATTCAGCTATAGCAACTGCTGTAACTTATGATTTTTCTACCACTATTGAATATAATAATACCAATTCTGCTTTTGTAGTGGATGAGGTAATTACTGGCGCTACTTCTGGTGCCACAGCAACAATTGTTGATGTAAACAGTAGCGATACGGAATTAAGAATCATAAATGTTTTGGGAGAATTCTCGAACGGCGAAACCATCCAAGGCGGTACATCAAGTGCCCAGGACACAATAACGGGAATAACAGCACCATTGCTTAAAAAATATTCTGGGGATGTTCTATATGTTGATAATAGAACAAAAATTGTTAGAGGCTTTGACCAGGTTGAAGATATAAAACTTGTTATACAGTTTTAAAATTATAAAACGAATCAAAATAGCAGGACAATTTGTTCTGCTATTTTTGTTTTAACTATGTATAAATACATAAAATTCAAATAAATTACAAAAAGATGCCAATACAAACGAATTTTAATACAAATCCTTATTTTGACGACTATAACGAAGAAAAGGATTTTCTTAGAATATTATTTAGACCTGGAGTAGCAGTACAGGCTAGAGAATTAACTCAATTACAATCTATCATACAAGGTCAAATAGAAAGGTTTGGTAACCATATATTCGAAGAAGGTTCTAATGTTCTCGGTGGTCAATTAACTATAGATTCAGAAGTTCAATACCTAAAATTATTCAGCACGTACGAAGCAAATGGTTCAGCCGAAGGTCCTGTAATAAATGTTTCGAATTTTATAGGCAAAACAATCACACAAAACGGATCAAATGCCACCGCAAGAGTAGTTCATGCTGTACCTGCCGCTGGGAACGATTTTGCTACTTTATACATCAAATCCATAAACTCTGGCGCTTTCAATGAAAATACAGCTTCTGTAGATGCTACAATATCATTTACTGAAACTATAGATTCTGCCGATGTTACCACAAGCGCTAGGGTTGGCGGCACCCAAACGGGAACTGGAATTACTATTCCTAGCCCAATTGGTACTGGTTCTATTGCGAGTATTGATGCTGGTGTATTTTATATAAATGGCTTTTTTACGAGGTGCGACTCCCAGACAATTGCACTAGATAAGTACGGAAATAATCCTACGTTCAGGATAGGTCTATCTATAACAGAATCTATATTAGATGAGTTTGATGATGAAAGTTTACTAGATCCGGCAAATGGTTCACCGAATTTTACAGCACCAGGTGCTCATAGGTTTTCTATATCTCTACTACTCGATAAAAAAACAACAGATTCTTTGGATTTTGTTGAACTTTCTAGAATAGATAATGGTGTTATACAGTCTCTGAAAGTAAATCCAATATACAGTGAATTAGGGAAACAAATTGCTAGACGTACATTTGATGAAAGTGGTAATTATACAACTAGACCTTTCAATATAAACCTACAACCTCATCCTACACTTCCAAGCACGAAAATAAGAGCAGCATTAGATAACGGAAAGGCCTATGTTCATGGTTATGAATATGAAACAACAGGTACTGAAGTATTAGATATTGATAGGTCGCTTGATACTAATTTAGTTACAGATCAACAGATTTATGTTCGGTATGGTAACTATACCATTATTGAGAATCCTACTGGATTATTTGATATTTCTACACAAGAAACTATAAACCTTTATTCAACAGCAAACGTACAAACAGCAACCCTTATAGGTACTGCTAGTGTTATTTCATATACGAATAACGATACCGATTCCATGAGAATCTATCTTCGTAATTTTAAGATGAATAATTTAGCATTTACTGCAAATACTGAAGCTATTGAAGGTGGTAATACTATAACATTAATAGGTTCTTCTAGCACAAATAATGCTTATAAAGGAATGACAATAGAAATATTGGGCAGAAAGCATAGAGTTTTAAGTCAATCAGGTGCTATATTGACCGTGGATGGCATATTAGCAGAAAATGGTACTTCTACGCAGGCAGTTACATTGTTACCTACAAGAAATAACGTTTCATTATTTGCAAGCTCAGATGGAAGTAAATTAGCATTAGTTTCAACGAAAGCAAAAGTTTCTGGGGTTTCATCAAATGAAACAATATTTAGCGAAACAAACCTAAATTCCTTGGTATTTCCTTTAAATGATACTTATGTAAAAACATTATCAGATATTTCTTATACTTATACTAAAAAAGGTTCCCTTACATTTAGCAGCGGTACAGGTCAATTATCAATAGCATCAAACGAAGAAGTATATCCAGGTACTGATACTATATTAGGTTCCGATCTAGAAAGAATAATAGTTTTTTCCGATAGCACAAATGTCAAGCAAGTTGTTACAAGCTGTAGTATTTCAGGTACGACAGTTACTGTGAATACAGCTAACACATCTTATGCTGGTGCTAGTACAATTATACTACCAGTTACTATAGCAAATGCAGACGAAAGATCTAAATCATTGTCTAATGCTAACACTTCGGCTGTTGTAACTGAAACGAATAATGCAACATTAACAAGAGGACAAAGGTTAATCAAGGTACCAAACAAAATTCCAGGTGTTTCTGAATCTCTTCTTGTTTCTGACGTTTTACGTATAAGAAAAATAATTGACTTAGGTTTAACTTCTATTGCTGCTGATTTTGATGTTGATGATGAAGCTACATGGACAGAATTTACTTCTACTGTCTATGAAGAATCAGCAGCTGATATAACGACAAATTATAAATTTGATAATGGCCAAAGAAATTATATCTACGACCATGCAAATATTACACTTATACAAGGAAGAAATATACCTACAGGACCTATATTAGTATTCTTTGATTACTTTGTACCCAATGCAAATCCTGGGTTTTTTAACGTAGATTCCTATTCTAGTGTTGATTATGAAGATATTCCCGTCTATATAGCACAAACTAGCGCAAATAGTATAAAATTATCGGATGCGATTGATTTTCGTCCAGTAAGAGATATAAATTCGACTGGTTTTGATGGTGGTGTCCAAGTTCCAGATCCTAGGTTCGTATTCACAACAACTTACGAAAACTATCTTTCTAGAATTGATAAAATTATTCTTACAAAAAATAGAAATTTTGAAGTTATAAAAGGTATCTCCAATGAAGATCCCCTGCCACCTACTGATCTAGATACGGGCATGACATTATACACTATATCTTTACCTCCATATACAGCAAACACAAATTTAATTACTGTTTCTAATACCGACAACAGACGTTATACGATGAAGGATATTGGTAAATTATCTAGCAGAATCAGATCATTAGAAACTAATGCAATTCTTTCGAAAATTGAAAGAGAAACATTAGATACTACGATATTTGACGATTTTGGCATAGAAAAATTCATCAATGGTGCATTGGTTGATAATTTCACAGGGCATTCTATAGGCGATGTAGAAAACTTAGATTATGATGTTTCTATTGACTTTTCAAACAGAGAAATGAGACCTCCATTTAAAGCAGAAGGTTACGCTCTCGACTACGATACTTTAACTAATATCTCGAATGTAAATGGATATACTACTATGGACTATACCATAGATGAATTTGTATCGCAAAGTCTAGCATCCAAATCTGTTAATGTTAATCCTTATAATGTATTTAACTTCAACGGTTCAGTAAAATTAACACCGTCTCAAGATACATGGTTCGATACAAACACAAGACCAGCAGTTTCTGTAAATCTGGGTGGCGATAATGATGCTTGGAATTCCATAGGTAGAGCGGTAGAAGACAATAGAAGAAACGGTTTTGGTACTGAGTGGAATGACTGGCAAACACGTTGGACAGGTATGCAAACGTCCAATAGTGTTATCTCTAGTAATTTGAATGTTGAAGTAGATGGTCGAAGAGTTACAGCAACTAAGTCTACAACATCAGAACAAGTTATTACCCGAAACCAGGAAGAATTCAGAGATGCAACAAGAACTAGTTTCAGTTCACAATCAATCACAAGAAATTTAGGTTCTAGAATTGTTGATATAACTGTGGTTCCTTTTATTCGTTCTAAATCTATTTCTTTTGTTATCGAAGGTTGTAAACCAAATACTAGATTATATGCCTTTTTTGATGATACAAATATAAGTGCCAGTACGGGCGTAGTTACAACAGATGCTTCTGGTAAAGCAAGCGGAACATTTACACTACCGGGTGGTGTTTTTAGAACAGGTACTAGAATCTTACGATTTATAGATAGAGAAGATAATAATGTTAGGTTATCAGACACGAAAGCTGAAGGTACCTATTCGGCTCAAGGTTCACTTGCTACGACTGAACAAATTGTAGCAACAGTACGTGAGCCGATTATACGAACACAAACGGTAAGAGAATCTAGACCAATACCAGATGTTGTTACTAGGTCATTAACAACATCCGAAAATGTTACTACAACTTGGATAGACCCACTTGCACAATCATTTTTGGTCGATCCTAGGATTTATCCAAATGGTCTTTATTTATCATCAGTTGATTTATTTTTCTCGACCAAGGATTCAAACTTACCAGTAACTGTTCAAATAAGACCTACAGTTAATGGTTATCCTTCAAGTTCTGTAATATTACCAGGTTCAGAAGTAATTCTTGAAGCAGCTGATGTAATAATACCTACAGGCTCTCAAGTAATACCAGATCCTACAAGTTTTGCTTTTGAAAATCTAGTTTATCTAGAACCTGGAGAATATACTTTTGTAATTCTTTCTAATTCTAATCAATATGAAGTATTAGTTGGTGAAATTGGTCAACAATCACTTAACGGTAACTTTTTAATTACAGAAAATCCTTATGCTGGTGTAATGTTCAAATCTCAGAATGCTTCTACATGGACTGCTGTTCAAGAGGATGATATTATGTTCGTATTAAAGAAGGCTATTTTTGCTACTCAAACTACAAGTACAGTAAAAATTGATGTTGATGTTAGTGACCTCACAGAAAATAAACTATATGACCTTCTTCAACTTTCATTAACAGAATTTAAACCTAATGGTACAAATATTTCATATAAGTTTGATTATTTAGATGAAAATGATAATGTAATTACTCAAAATTCTTATGTACCTAATGATAATTACTCATTAAGAACTTCTGGGAAATTATCTAATTCGGCTACTTCATTTACTACAACTGCTACGCTTACGTCATCTGATTCTTCTGTATCTCCAGTTATCGATGAAGAAACACTTAATCTAATAGCAATAAGCAATAATATAGATAATGGATCTATATATAATAATACACTTATTCCGGAAAACGGTGGTACTGCTTATGCAAATACAGATACTTTTACCGTAACTGGAGGATTAATTGCTGCTGTTGTTGGAATTGTTACCGATAGTGCTGGTAAAATCCTTACCCTTAACGTTACACAAAAAGGGTTAGGATTCACAGATACAGCAACCGTAACTTACGTGGGGTCAACAGGTTCAGGTGCTGTAATTAAGGTCTTGAATGAGGGTTCAAATCAAGGCGGTAATGCAATTTCTAGATATATAACCCGAAGAGTTACATTAGCAAAAGGTTTTAATTCTGATTATCTACAGGTTCGATTTAAAGCATTTAGACCATCAGGTGTCAACATAGATGTCTACTATAAAGTTCTTAATGCTAACGATACTGATAAATTTGATGATAAAAACTATGTAAAAATGGAATTAGATCCAGAAACGGATCAGTTATCTACTACTATGAATGATTTTCGAGAATTTATATATAAACCTAGGACTGAAACTATAACATATTCTAGTGGTGGAACTAATAATGATGACAATGATTATAGCGATTATAATACATTTGCTGTTAAAATTGTACTAAGATCAGAAAAAACTACAAACTATAAAATACCTAGAGTAAGAGATCTTAAAGTAATATCATTCGCATCATGAGGGAACTAATTCAAATTGAAGACAACAAAGATTTAGCAAGAGACCCGAAGACAAAAGCAATTCTTCGGGTTGATACTAAGGCATTTGAACAGCATAAAAGAAAAAAAGAGTTTAGAAACTCTGTTGCTTTCATGAAAAATGACCTAGAAATGCTAAAAGATGAATTGGCTGACATTAAAAACTTATTAAAACAGATATTAAACGATGGCTAAACCAACAACTAGAATAGAATTAAAAGAGTATTGTCTGAGACGTTTAGGTAAACCTCTCATTGAGATAAACGTTGCTGATGTACAGTTAGAAGATAGAATAGATGATTCTCTTTCATTTTTCTATGACTATCACTATGATGGTTCAGAACATACCTATTTGGGAATAGAAATAACTCAACAAATGATTACAGAAAGAGCAATACCTGTAGATGACTCAATTATAGGTATTTCTAAGGTATTTAAGCATACTTCAGGCGATGTGAAAAATATATTTGACGTGAAATATCAGATGAGATTAAATGATGCTTTTTGGATTACTGCTGGTAATTTTCAGCATTATTTTATGACTATGCAAAAACTTGCGGAAGCTGAGCACTTGTTTAGTAAAAATATCCCTATACGCTTTCAAAGACACATGAATAGAATTAATTTAGACACAGATTGGTCTAATTATGCAGTTGGAGATGTAGTAATTTTCGAGGGTTATAGAATTATAGACCCAGAAACATACGCTGATGTCTATAGTGACCGTTTTGTCAGAGATTATACAACTTCACTTATTAAAAGACAGTGGGGAGAAAATTTGTCTAAGTTTGGAGGTATGACTTTACCTGGAGGTATGACTTTAGACGGCAGCACAATTCTT